ACTCATATTTATGTCTCCTTATTTTTTTGTTTGCAACTTATAATAAATTTGGATATTATCCTACATACTTTTACAGAACAAAGCAAACACCAAAATTAGGATGATTGATGTCATTAAAGATACAAGGACCAAAACGCGATAACAACAAACCCTTCACCCAAGATTACATTTCACAGTTTCGAGATTTTTTACATAGCAACGGTTATGAACCGGATCCAAAAAAAGGTTTGGTTACTGATGGCTCTATTGGTCGAGCGTACATCAACATCGGTAATCAGAGGAAACTCGTAGGTTGGTACCAAGCTTGGCTTGATCAATCTTCACCGTTCGGACGCATAGGTGACTATCGCGTTAGTGCGGATCAGCCTACGAGTACCTGGCGACCGGAGAATAGCAAACGCTATCGCATGACGAACGAGCAAAAGGCCGAGATCGAAGAACTCAGACGCCAAGCTGAAGTCAAAAGCCAAGAGAAATACACACAGGCCGCGCAACGCGCACAGTCGATCTGGGAACAATGCGAAGAGGTAGAGAAACATCCGTACCTAGAACGCAAACAAGTCCTGTCATACGGTTTGAAAAAAGATAAGCACGATAACTTGGTGATCCCGTTGAAGGATAACCAAGGGACGATAGTGGGCCTGCAATATATTTCTGACCAAGGTGAAAAGCGTTTCCTCACCGGTTCTAAAAAAAGCGGGAGCTTTTTTCTGCTCGGCAGAGAGATCTTTAACGCGTCAGATAAGCTCAATTACGCCGAAGGTTATGCGACCGCAGCTAGTCTCTACGCTGACCGCTCAGAGCCCGTAGTCGTCGCTTTTGACGCCTACAATCTGGTAAAAGTGGCCGAGGTCATGTACCAATACTTCCCGAACCATAAACACGTCTTCATGGCCGATAACGATGATAGTAACACCGGTGAAGTCGAGGCTAAGAAAGCGGCAGCTTTTATTCAAAAGGCAGGCGGTCACGCCGAAATACAGATGCCCGAAACCAAGGGCGATTACAACGACCACAAGAACGACGAGGCGATCGAAGGCGAGCTGATCTTACAAAATGTCGATGTCCCCGTAGAGTTTGATTTTTTACGCAACGCGAGCGGTCGATTCCTGAACACAAAAGATAACATCGGCGGGGTCTTGAAAGTCCACGGCGTGGATGTCCGCTACAACGTGATTAAGAAGAAGATGGAGATAGACATACCGGACATGAAGTTTATCGCTGACATGCACGAAGAGGCGAGCTTGATCGAGATAGAGGACCGGTGTATCAATATGGGGATCCCGCACACGAAAGTCCGCGACTATTTGAAAGTATTAGCCAGAGAATACAATCCGGTGAAAGAATGGATCGACAGCGAACCGTGGGACGGTGTGGACAGGCTACCAGACTTCTTTGCGTCGCTGACCACTGAGGAATCCGCGCAGCTAAAAGAAATGCTATTGCGCAAATGGTTGATCGCTTGTGTGGCCGCGGCGTACGAAGAAAACGGCGTCGAGTTAGAAGGCATCCTCGTCCTGCAAGGCGCTCAAGGACTCGGTAAAACCTTATGGTTCAAACGCCTGTGCGATTACAATAAAGGGTGGCTATTGGAAGGTGCTACCTTAAATCCGTCGGATAAGGATAGCGTCAAGCGGGCGGTTAGCCATTGGATTGTGGAGCTAGGCGAAATCGAGTCGACGTTTAAGAAGTCCGACATCGACCAACTGAAAGCATTTGTGACATCGAAAACCGACGAACTAAGATTACCTTACGACCGAGCCTTCACGACTTATCAAAGACGTACGGCTTTTTACGCAAGTGTCAACGCGCGCGAGTTTTTGACGGACACGAGCGGGAATCGACGATTCTGGGTACTCGCAGTCAAAGAGATCAACGTCAATCACGGTGTCAACATGCAACAACTCTGGGCGCAGGTCAAAGAGACGATGTACGTCGCGGGCCAGAAGAATTGGTTTCTGACGCCAGACGAGCGCGAGCTCTTGCATCAGAGTAATGAAATGTATCGTACGCAGTCGAGCGTTGAAGATCTTATCTTGGAGCATGTGGACTTCGAAGGCGAACACAAGGTAGCGGTGCAGATGACTAAGCTGCTGCGCGATTTGGGGATCAAATCCCCAAGGATGCCTGATTTTAAGGAGGCAGCCCGTGTGTTACACGAAAGAGGCATAGAACCGCGCAGAAGTAATGGTAAGAAGATCTATGACTTAGATTACACGGCGGTCGAAGACGATTCGGCTAATATGTTAAATAATTGGACTGATTAAGGATAAGAGCTTGGGGTGTAAACATTTAACTTTGATTAACGATGATTGTAAAAATCATTTGTCTTTGATTAATGAAAAACAAAAGTCTTTGGTGATTTATGATCCACCTTACGATGAGTGGGATAAAGTTGTGCCGGTTGAGTCTTCCACAAAAATTGCTTTTACCTCTCCGCAGAGCAGACATGTGACAGAGGAAGTTTTAGGGAAACCCAGGAGTGAATTAGTTTGGGTTTTCAAAGATGGTAGGTGGGTTAGTAAAAATTTGCCCAGAATCACACACAATTATATTTATGTATACGGAGAGACGGGTGATTGCGCAGTGGGTGATCAGCAAGATATCAAAACCATGAAAAAGGGCACCGTTTCGATTGGTAAAGACAAGTTAGGAGATCGTATCTTCACCACCAAGTCTAGGAAACATTTGAATAGTGTTTTAGAGTTTCCTCGTAACATGAGATCGGGTTCTTGGGGAAAACCTTTGGCCTTGATGCAAAATTTAATTGAGTGGGTTAAACCAGAAATAGTTTTTGATTTATACATGGGTTCGGGTTCTGCGGGCAAAGTATGTAGAGGATTGGATATAAATTATGTCGGCATTGAGATAGATCCCAAGGTATATAATGAAACAAAAAAAGATTTGATGACGAAAGATTTGTTTGATTGACATGATAGAAACAGTGCACAGTACCCTGATTTCGGGTGCGGGGGTTAGATTGGGTGTGTGGTGGATTGTGCGAATGATTGCATATTATTATGAATGTATGTGTAAGTTTGTAATAACAGGGTATAGCAAAGGGTATAGTAAAGATTAGCTATGCACTGTGTGAAACCCTTCTATTATATGGTTTATAGGATTATAAGGGTATAGTGTATAGTGTATGAAAGAGAGTGTTAAGTGATAGCCGTAAGATGGTATTCTTATGGGTTACAGAAAGGGTATTTATAAGTGGCTATACACTGCACCCTGTACACTGTTAGTTGAGGAGCTAAGATGGGCAGACCAAAGAAACCAAAAGAAAAAATAGTCGATGCGCCGGTGCAGTTCGATAAGGACGACGAGCACGGCTTGACGGAAATGCAGAGCAGCTTTGTCTGGCATTACACCGAAGGTGCTTGCGGTATGACCGAGGCAGCCAGAAAAGCTGGTTACGAGTTTCCAAGTCAGGCGTCGAATAAATTATTAAACGGCAAAGATTTTCCGAACGTGGTTAAAGCGATCAGGATAAAGCAAGATGAGCTGGCAGAGAAGTACGCCATCACGCCGCAGAAGACAGGGACCATGTTATGGAAAGTCATGGAGAAAGCTTACGAGAACGGACAGTTCAATGCCGCCGTCTCGGCGATTAAAGAGCTCAATCAACTAGCCGGTCTGTCGATTAATAGATCCCAGAATATCAACATAAACGCTAACCTAGAGAAGATGTCACGCGAGGATATCAAAGAAAGATTAGGTCAGTTATTGGGAGCAGAATCCGACACTTACTCGGATAAAGATAAGTAGATAGACAACTTCGTTTTGGCGGTCTCTCGGTCAGAATAAATATTTTGAGAAAAAAAAAGTCAAAGCGTTGTAAGTTATTGATTTTACTAGCATTATCTGTCATATCCTAAGTTATATTAATTTACAACTATGTATAAACTGTGCTCACAGTAGTAACGCGTAACAGATTGGAGTCCCTTGGGACCGGTTTTTTACAGGGATTTGCGATAATTTAGGGACCCACACCCCCAGATCGGCCGGCAGTGTCAGCGACTATAATAATAACTAGGTTTTACACATAAGATCACCAAAAAAAACAATCCCTTTGGATTGTAATTTTGTGCAAATTTTGAGACACTTCTACAATGCCAATCAACAGTAGAAATAAAGGCGCTCAATTCGAACGCGACATAGCAAAAATTCTTAACGGTTTCTTCTTGGACAACGGCATAGATTACGAGACGAAACGTAACCTCGATCAATACCAGCAAAAGGATCTTTGCGATCTCAACATTCCGCACCATGCGGTTGAGTGCAAGTTCTACAAAGAAGGCGATTGGTTAAAATCAGCTTGGTGGCAACAGGTATGCGCCAGCTCCGGTGACGACATTCCGGTTCTTATCTTTAAATTCAACCGCAAACCCGTACGGGTGTGCATCCCGCTATACGCGGTCAATTACGGTTGGCCCAAAGATAACGACAAAGTGTGTATTTTATCCATGGACGATTGGCTGGCCGTTTTGCAAAAGAATTGGTCCGTATACGAGAGGCTTAACCATGAGCTATGAATACAATAAATTCTATTACAAGCCGTTACCCGAATATCTGGAGGTCGACAGCAGCGATATCGAAGGATCCGGAGTGTTTGCTTTGGAAGACATCGACGCCGATTTAGACATCGGCATGACGCATATCAAGGTTCCAATCATTCAAGGCTACATCCGCACGCCGCTCGGTGGTTTTGTCAACCATAGCGAAGACAATAATTGTTATTTGGTCGAAAAACTCGATTGGGACGACTATCGCATC